ACACAGGTTGAAACCCGTAGGGTGACAGTACAAGAGTTTGAGTTACGTGCAGGTGAAACAGGCTCAATGAGTTTCCGTGGTTACGCTGCCGTATATAACTCCCCATCAGAACCTTTGCCTTTCACAGAAACGATTGCGCCGGGTGCGTTTGATAAAACTCTTCGAGCAAGAAACAACGTGAAGATGTACCTGAACCATGATTCAACGCTTGTGTTGGCTTCAACCCGTGCCAAAACCATGAAACTCACGTCTGACTCTAAAGGCTTGCTAGTGGAATCTGATCTGCCTGACACGTCGTATGCACGTGATCTTGCTGTGCTGATGGAACGTGGCGATGTGGATTCTATGAGTTTCGGTTTCAGCGTTCCTAGTGGTGGTGATCGTTGGAGTCCTGACGGTATGACCCGTGAACTGAAGCAGATCCGTTTGCATGAAGTAAGTGTCGTTACAGGATTCCCTGCCTACGCTGCCACCTCTGCAGCTTTGCGTTCTTTAGATATGTTGGCTGATGCCACAGGTTTAGATGCCAACAAACTTGCTGAAGCATTAACAATGTTGGAGAACGGCAAAACCCTTTCAACCGACCATGCTGACCTTCTCGCAGAAACCGTGAACAAACTTCGTGCAGAACAACAACCAACAGAGGTTGCCGGGTCTCTAGCAATTAAACGCAAGCAGATTGATTTGTTACTAAATCGCATCTAGTCTTGTTCAATCGGATGTGAGGAACCTCTACCGATAGTCGTGGTGTGCGGAACCGCTACCTCACAAATCCAAACCATTTATCAAACAGGAGAAACTATGTCGTACATCGACCGTCAAGTAGAACTCCGCAACCGTGCATGGGAAGAGGCTAAAGCCATTCTTGATGTTGCGGAAGCAGAGAAGCGTGATTTAAGCGCAGAAGAAGAAGTTAAATATGCTCGCATCAATGAGGATCTTGGCAAACGTGCTGAAGTCATCACAAGCCTTCGTGCAGATGAAGAGCGTGAACTTCGTTTGTCAGAAGCCACACGTGGCATTGAAGATCAGGTTCGACCTGTTGCAGGCAAATCTGTAAGCAATGACGTTGAAACAATCCGCAGCCTTGCTCGTGGAGAGATCCGTTCAGCAACCTTTGAGAAGCGTGACGTAATCACGACTTCAACAGGCGCACCTGTACCAACGTCGTTCTACGATCAGATCGTTGAACACATGGTTCTTGTAGGCCCAATGTTGCAAACATCTACAGTTATCAACACCGCAGGTGGCGAAGCATTGCAGATCCCACGCACCAACGCATACAGCACAGCAGCACTTACTGCACAATCGTCAGCATTTGCTGAATCAGATCCAACCTTCCAAGCATTCACAACTTTGAACGCTTACAAGTACGGTTTCTTGATTCAAGTTTCGTCTGAAATGGTTGCTGATAGTGGCGTTGATCTTTTGGGCTTCCTTGCTCGTGAAGCAGGAATTGCAATCGGCGTTGCTGTAAACACGGCACTCACAGTTGGTACTGACACCACAATGCCAAACGGTATTGCTGTTGCAGCAAGTTCAGGCGTAACAGGTTCAACCGCTGTCACGGGTGCTTTCACCGCAGACAACTTGATTGACCTTTCTTATAGCGTGAACTCAATGTACCGTCGTCAGCCCGGCACAGGTTGGATGTTGAACAACACCTCACTTGCTGCTGTACGCAAACTTAAAGACACCACCAATCAGTACCTCTTCCAACCATCGTTGCAGATGGGTCAGCCCGATATGCTTTTGGGCTTCCCAATCTTTGAAAACCCTGATGTGGTTTCTCCTGCAACTTCGGCTAAGAGCGTTCTCTTTGGTCATATGCCTTCGTACTACGTACGTCAGGCAGGCGGTATCAAGTTTGATCGTTCAGACGAATACGCATTTGCTAACGACCTCATCACCTTCCGTGCGTCAATCCGCATCGATGGCGATTTGCCACAAACGTCAGCAATCAAATACTTCGTTGGTGGGGCTTCCTAACTAACGAAAACTGATGTGGGTGTACTAGACAGCGCAGGGCTAGTACACCCACTCTTGCGCACTCCTGCCAACTAACTGCGGAAAAGGGATTATGGGTAATGCTCGTAAATATAAGAGGAACAATCGTGGAACTCCCGACACCGGAAGCACAACAACTTCTGAGGTTGGGTTACGCACAGGAACTAGAAACAGCAACAATGGAAACGGGAGACAGATTCTCTTCTACTCCAATGCGCCGTGGGCAGCCACAGGTTACGGGCAACAAACAGCGCAACTCTCCACAAGGCTCAAACAAGCAGGGAACAATGTTGCCATCCACGCCAACTACGGATTAGAAGGCGCAACAACAGTTTGGAACGGTTTTACGGTTTACCCCAAAGGGAACTCTGTTTATTCTGATGACGTAGTGGTAGCCCATTATCTGCATTGGGCGCATAGGGAACCTGATCTGAAACCTTTGTTGATGACTCTTTACGATGTGTGGGTATTCAAATCCAAATCGTTTGATGCTGTGGAACAGATCGTTTCTTGGGTTCCGATAGATCACACTCCTTGCCCACCTGATGTGTTGGCTTGGTGCAATCGACCCAACGTGACCCCGGTAGCGATGAGCCTGTATGGGCAGAAGATGTTGCATCAGGCAGGTGTTGATGCTTTGTATGCGCCACACGGTATTGAACCTGTGTTCAAACCAACATCAGGTGGTCGTAAGATTTTGGAGATCCCTGAGGATCGGTTTGTTGTGATGATGACGGCAGCAAACAAAGGTGCAAGCCCACCACGTAAAGCCTTCGCTGAGAACATTCTTGCCTTTGGTGTTTTCTGTAAGAAGCATCCTGAAGCGTTGCTTTATTTGCATACAGAACAACATGGGGTTCATGGCATCAACCTTGTTGATCTGTTGAAAGCCTGTGGGGTTCCTGAAGCCAACTATCAGTTCGTTGATCAGTACGCCTACCAAATGGGCATTTCTCAGGAAGTGCTTGCATCGTTTTATACCGCTGCTGATGTGTTGTTGGCTGTGTCGATGGGTGAAGGTTTTGGTATCCCTGTGATTGAGGCGCAAGCCTGTGGTACACGGGTGATTGTTTCTGATCAGACAGCGCAACCTGAACTTGTTGGGGATGGGTGGATGTGCCGTACGCAACCGTTTTGGGATCATGCACAGAAATCGTTTTTCCATACACCTTTCACAGAGTCCATTTTGGAATGTTTAGAGTCAGCGTGGGATGCACCCCGTACAACGTCGCAGGATGCGTTAAACCACGCTAAGCACTATCAGGCAGATGAAGTCTTTAGAAACCATTGGAAGCCGATTATGGGGCTTCTCAGTTGAGTGTGGCTTGGCTTACGCACCATCTCCCTGTTGATGATACGGGTGGGGGCAAATGGTTGCCGGGCAAATATCGTGGTGGGGCAGAACTTTCAGATCAGGCCTACAGGGATTGCGCACCCCCGTGGATTGATATTGAATTAATACCTGCTGCTGAATGGGAACGTGCGTTGGCTCATGAACGCATTGTGATCACAGGCACAGATCTGCTAACAGAGGAAGCCATGGTGGTTCTTGCGGAACGGGAACCTATGGTTTTCATCCACCACGAACAAGACGAATCAGGTGGAAGGATGAAGTTAATTAACAACGCTGCACCTTTTGTTTGCCACACACCTGCACATTTGGAACGGGAACTGTTGTGGACAGAACCACAATGGTCAGAGTTGGTGCTATCCCATTTCAATACAAGTGAATGTTTGAACCGTGAGAAGAAGGAGTTTGCGTTGTGGGCTGCACGACTTCATCCGCTGAAAGGTTTGAATCAAGCAAAGTTTTGGGCAGCGTCAGCAGGGTTTGATTTGGTTATAGCGCACAGGTCTCCACGGCAAGAAGTGTTGAACCTGATGAGTTTTGCTGAAGTGTTTGTGCATCTGCCGTTGAACTTTGAGAGTGAAGGCAGGGCTGTGATGGAAGCCGTGTTATCGGGTTGCAGGATTGTTACCAACAAGAATGTTGGGTTGATCAGCGTTGATGGGTGGGATGATCCGTCTAAGTTGAAAGACATGGTTGATGAGGCAGGCACAAAGTTTTGGGAAATGGTATGCCGGTAGCAATCCTGATCCCGACGTACCACAGGCCTAACAAGATTGCTCAGGTGACGTTGAACGCTTTGGATTCCACAGATCATGCCAACGTCTATTTCATTGTTGAGCCTGATGACCATGAATCTATTTCTGCTGTTGTGGGTACGGTTGGCGCAAACCTGATATTGAATCGACGCAAAGCAAACTATGCCGGGGCTATCAACACCGGGGTGATTGATACGGATGAACCGTATGTGTTTGCAGGCGCAGATGATTTGCACTTTCATCAAGGATGGTTTGAAGCTGCCGTTGCCTTAATGAAAAAACCGATTGAGGTTGTTGGCACTAACGATCTAGGCAACCCGTCTGTGATGTTGGGAGATCATGCCACCCATTATCTTGTTTCCCGTAACTATGCGACACAAGGCGTAGCAGATCGGGAAGGCATCATGCTGCATGAAGGATACGACCATAATTGGTGTGATACAGAGTTCATAAGAACCGCTAGATGGCGTGGCAAGTTTGCACCCTGTTTGGAAAGCAAAGTGGAACACCTACATTTTGCGTGGGGTAAAGCACGAATGGATGAGACATACGTTAAAGGGATATCCAATGAAGGCATTGATTCACGTTTGTTTCAAGAAAGAAGTGAACTATGGACTACGCAATAACAGGGGGCGCAGGTTTCATAGGAACCAACATTGCCCAAAGGCTCATTGAACAAGGGCATAGCGTTCATGTGTTTTCTAAACGACCACCCACAGATCCTTTCCGCAAACAGATATGGGATGAATGCGACACACGCACCATCATCGACCTCACAAAACAAATACCTGATTTCTCGCAGATGCACCGGGTCATCCATTTGGCTGCCGATATGGGTGGGGTTGGCTACTTCAGCAAAGAAGATTATTACCCTTACATCAACAACAGCAGAATAGATTTCAACGTGCTGCAAGCCATTGAGCGTTACAAGATTGAGCGTTCCTTTGTGGCTTCGTCTGCTTGTGCGTACCCAACGGAAGTGCAAACCATTGAAGGCTTTGCCCCCAAACTGCATGAAGGATTGTTGGAAACAGGCACACCTGATTTGATGTATGGGCGTGAAAAACTGATGTTGATACGGTTGGCTGAACGTCACCCTCTAGATGTACGGGTTGGGATTCTCCACACGATCTATGGCGTGGGGCAAGAATCTGTGGGACAGCGCATGAAGTTCCCTACCGCTGCAGCCACCAAAGCATTACAAGCAATCAAAACTAAACGCATAGAGGTATGGGGCAATGGGGAACAGTTGCGTTCCTACCTGTATATATCTGATGCGGTATCAAAGATTCTTGCTGTGTTAGAAGGCGAATACGATGGGCCTGTGAACATT